CTGATGATCCTGTTTTTAAATTTTTAGAACAGCGTCATCAATGGCAGCGTCGTAATTTTGAAGCTGCTGCAGCTAAATCAACTTCTGCTTATAGCGCAGCAGCTTTTGCTCTTACGAATCTGAAGCTTGATTGCCTTTATGATAAATATGGTCGTGTTGTTACTACAGCAACTCAGCCTAACTTCTTATTGAATCAACAGATTATAGCAATTGCATGTGAATATGATGTCAACGGCAGTGACGCTGGCTCAGGTTCAGAAGCAGCTGCTATTGCTTACTATAAGATAAATGATAACCCAGATTTGACAGCAAATGCTGCATACGCTGAAGTAGATGCTACTTTTATTAAAGTAACGCATGTACCTACTTCTAGTAATTCTGGGCCTATTACAGTCCATAACGACTCGAAAATACATATTCGAGATAATGCAAAGGGACAAATAGTAGGATCAGCATGGGCTGAAGGATCAACTGATCCTGAAGGATGGAAAGACGAGTTCTATGATAGAGAAGGATATTGTCAGATTTTTAAAACTGCAATTTCTTTATTTAGTGGAACTTCATTAGCTACCCGCTATCGTGGTGTATCTAATGAGTACAAGCGAGTCTGGCAAGAAAAGTTAATGGAACACAAAATGGACTTAGAACATGCAATGTTATTTGGTGTTGGATCAGATGATTCTACATCAACAGGGCCTGTTCGTCGTTCATGGGGAATCGTACCTTATACAGAAGCTTATGGAAAGATTAAGACCTTTACCTATGCTTCTTCAACATACGATGACTTTATTGATGCAATGGAAGATGTTTTCTCACCTGAATCAGGTAATAGTGGAAACAAACTTGTACTTGCTTCACGCAAAGTATTGAGTTACTTTAACAAACTTGGTGGAAGCTCTTTCTTAGGCAACACAATGGCACTTGGTCACACTACAACTACAAATGGTTCAAACTATGCAGCAGCATCGAATGGCTATTCTGTAGATATTCAGAATGTAAAAGGTTCATTTGGACATAATGTAACACGAGTAAATACTCTTTACGGTGATCTACATTTAGTCGAGCAACCTTTATTCAGAGGTATGTGGGAAGACTATGCTGTTATGGTTGATCTTAAGAACGTGGCTTATCGCCCATTAGCTGCTAATGGCACATCGAGAGATACGCATATTATCACTAATGTACAGGATAACAATGTTGATGGAAGGAAAGATCAAATCTTAACCGAAGCTGGTTTAGAAATATCTTTACCTGAAACTCATACCTTGTTAAAGTTCGCATAATTCAGTAATTTAAAGGGGGTCTTTATGGCCCCCTTACTGGAAAGGTAAACATGGAAAAAATTGCAATTGTAACAAGTAACGATATTGGTGGCCCTTGGCAATCTGGGAAAAAAGAGGTTAACGATCATAATAGACGACAGCAAAATGTTAATACTAAAAAAACAAAGAAGAGTAGGAAAAAGTGAATGCTGCCTTATTAAAATCTGCTATGAAAGCTATAAAAGATAATAATATGGCAAGAATAAAAGCACTCGCACAAGCTGCTAGGATGAGACCTGGGCAATTAATGGCAGCTGCTAAAAAGAAAAAAAAGAAGAAAGTTAAGAAGTAATGGCATTTAATACTGAAGTATCTTACTATGCTGGAAGCATAACTAATAAGGACACGCATATAGCTAAGTTTTTAGTTAATGGTGTTCAATGGGTTATTTCTATGATAGAGAAAACTAATCCTGACATGCTTCCTTTATTTGCATCTTTGCAAACATTGAATGATAGTTCAAGGACATTAGCATTAAATACTAATTCTAAAATTATAGATATAGTAAGAAGAAATGGAAATGCAAGTACTGGAGAAGAGCTAAAATGTAGCCCAATAAATGCAGCTTTTAGAAGTAACGCTAAAAATACTGATAGCATTTATTACGCAAGTAAAAATTCTCCAGTTTATTATATTGATAACTCAGTTCTTAATATACTTCCTATTCCAGATAATGATGAAATAGTAAAAATAAGCATTGTGCTGCCAGACTCTTCAATAGCTGCTGATGCTACTGCTATTGATAACTTTCCATCGGAAATGTATCATGGTGTAATTTTATATGCAGCTGGGCAATTGCTACATCATAAAATGTCTGAACTGAATGCTAAATTGCCTACTGATTTAGATGCGGATACTACGACATTTGATGCTATATCAGACTTTAGTGGGGAAATAGCTATGTCTAGTTCACTCCCAACTGCAATAAATATGGGAAGCACTGGATTACCTTCAGCTATAACGGTTGATGCTCCGTTGCCAGGAGGGATTGCTATTGGAACATCTTTACCAGCTGCTATAGATGTTAGTAGTATTGATATTCCAAGTACATTTTCACCAACAACAAGTATACCTACAATTACTATACCAGAGATTCCTGCCGATTTTCAGGATGCTATGGATAAGGCTAAGAATTTGATTGATGGGGCAGAAGGCGGAACTGGGGATTCATCTCCAGCTCAAGCTTGGCTTGCCGATGAAGATGAGGAAATGACTCAAGCTACTGTTGGAGTTGCTTCTCAAGAAATACAAAGAGCAGCTTCTGCTTTAAGTAAGTGGAGCCAAGATATCTCAAAAGCTGGACAAATATTTCAAGGAGATATTCAAAAGCATCAGGCAGATGTAGCAAAAGAAACACAAAGAATAGCAAACGAAGTCTCTAGATATACTACTTTACTTGGCAAGGAATCAGCAAGAACTCAAACGGAATTGGCGAATTATAGTGCTGAGCTGGGAAAAGAAGGGCAAAGAATACAGGCAGATACTTCTGCTTATACTACAGAGTTGGGTTTAAAAAGTACCCAGATGCAGCAAGAGGTTTCAGAGTATACTAACTTATTAGGAAAAGAGACAGCAAGAATCCAGCAGGAGTCTGGGAATTATACTGCTGAACTACAGAAGGAAAGTACTCGTATTCAAAATGATCTTGCGAAGTATAATGCCAACCTTCAAAAAAAGATTAGCCTTTATACAACGATTATTACTAAATTAACCACGGATTACCAATGGCTTCAGAGTCAGTATCAAGTTGTAAAGTCAGAATTATCTGAATTTATGGCTCCGTACACACAAGCTGGAGCTCTCGATAGTACAGTAGAAGGAGTAAGACGTTGAAGTTAAAGGAAATGGTTGAACTAGTACAACAACACCATCCAGATTTAGGTGTTTCTGAGATAGTTAAGATGTTGAATACTGCCCAAGAGGAGTATAGTCAAAGAACAAGAATGCTTGAAAAAGCTACACAGTTTGATCTAGCAACAGACCAAAGATATTATGCGTTAGATGAATCAATTCTTGAAATTAAATCAGTAGATATGGAAGCTGCTGATGGAAGTACAGACCATGTCAATATACCAAAGTTAGTTGGCAGACCAATTAGAAGGGACTTAACATAATGGCAACATTTAAAATACAGTATGCCGCATCTGCTACTCCTATTGAATCAACTCAACTTACTGACACAAATAATGTTATTACATCAGTACATAGTAGTATCGATAAATCGGTAGGTGGTGGAAAAGAAATATCATGTAGCACAGGAGCTACTAATGTTAATTACAAAGATTATACAACAACTGCTGCTTATGTTATCCTAGATCATGCTACTATTTATAATACTACAGTAACAGATGCAGATTTTCTTATTATAAAAATAAGAGAAGCAGCTGCTTCAGGAACACCTGATGTCTTAGTTCACTTTGCTGGAGTAGATGATGCTTTAAAGCTTAGTGGTATTGGAGATGTGATGATGCTTAGACCTAATGCTATAGAGGGTGCTAATATAAAATTAAAGTCATCTGGTAGTACAACACTTGCTAAAGTAGATATATTATATGGATTGGAATCATAATGGCTGGAACTTATGTAGATAATTGGAGCAATAAGTATGCTACTAATCAGTGGGTATGGTGGACTGAAAGAGATGCTGTAGGTATTGCTAAATTTAATCCTAACTCAGAAAGATTTACTTCTCCAGCTGCATCTCAAGATGGAAAGAAGATAACGCTTTTTTATTATAAGAAAGCAACTGCTTTTACAGAGCCATCTTCTGCTCAGTTCTCTTGGACAGCTACAAGTGATTTTCCAGGGCAATTCCATGATTACATAGTAGCTAAGGCAATAGCTCTTGGGTATGAAAAGAAACCAGAGCAGTTACAATTAGCAATGTATTTTCACGAAAAATTTGAAAAAGGCGTAAAAGAAGGAAGAGCTTATGCGTATAGAGCAAGAGCAGGAACAGTTAAATATATTAAACCAGTTAGTTTCTAATGGCAATAAATACTAGAGCATATGATTGGTCAACAAATAATTTTGGGCTTGCGGAGTGGGAT